GGCGGAACCCTTCGCGAACCTTTTCGACCACGGCGGGTTCCTGATGACGCCAGTAGCGCGGATCCCGCATCAGTTGTTTGATCTCGGTCTCCGACACGCCGCCCGACGGCGCACCCGCTGCCGGCAGCAGACCGGGTTCGTCGCCGGTCATCATCCGGTGCAGCACGAGAACGCCCTCATATGTCGTCGCCAGGGCGTCCATGACCCGCGCCGGCAGGTGCGACCGGCCCCAGGCATCGATCTGCCGAGCGGTCTCGCGCCAGCGCTGGTCTCCGCCAAAGTGCTTCTCCAGTCGGGAGATCTGGCTGTCGGCTTCGAAAATGGCGGCGATTTCGCTGACCATGGGCATCAGGCGCTCGCTCGCCAGATCGTAGACCAGCTGCGCCTGCTCCTGGGAGAATCCGGCCGCCCGCAGCCGGTTGTTGACGTCTTCATCGACCGTCAACACCTCGTTTTTCAGCTCGATCGCATATTCTTCGGGTTGCGGCACGGCATCGCGACCGGCAACACCGCCCAGCCGGCGTTCGAGCTCAAGGTATGATTTCACCAGAGCATCGGTGCGCAGCCTGCTGTTCTGCTCGTCCCAGAATTTGTCCGGGATGCCCTCCGGCCGAGGCGCTTCCTCCGCCGGCGGCAGCGCCTCGGCCGCACCCGGTCCCTTGGAAGCATCACCCGGCGAAGTGGCGACAAGCAGATTGTCAGTCATGCGGTTCCTCCGTGCTGGTGTGTACAGCGCGCGCAGCAGCTTCAGCCGCAGCGGGCGGCGTTCGCCCGTGCCCGCGGGCGACGAGACTGAGAATGTGGATGACGAGCTGACGCTGGCCTTCCATGTGGCGCAGGTGCGCATCCGACGCCGCGGGACCAAGGGTGCGCTCGAGAGTCATCGCGCGCAGATGGCTGAGCACCGCCTGGCCGTCCGCGTCCGCAAAGCAGCGCGCGAACCGGATCGCCGCGTCGAGTTCACCGGCAGCCGGGTCGTCGGCCGCCGCATGACCGCCGGACGCCGGCTGGAACCAGTCCCACCCCTGCGCCTTACCGGTCATGGCGGGTGCCCTGTTCAAGGCTGCGAGGCGGAACCGCCGTGCCGGCAGCCGGCGCGACCAGTTCGGGTGCCTCTTCGACGGCATGTTCGAGCACCTCGGCGATGGCCGAAGCCGGTGCCAGTTCAGCCGGCTCGTCGAAAACAAGCTCCTCCGGCACGCCGAGCGCACGCCCGAGCCACCGGGTGACGGCAGGCTGATCGACAGCCGCCATTGCTGCGGGTCCCAGCGCCCTGACGGCGTCGAGCCATACGAGCGTATTCTGCACGTTCTGTTGCGCCTGATAGCGCGCCTGCGGTGACCGGTACTCGAGCGCCACAAACCGGCCGTCGAGCGGCAGGTCGAGAATCTCGCCGCGGCGGGCGAGGATCGTGTGGGCGCGATCCACCAAGGGCGACAGCAGCTCTGATTGCAGCCGTCCGTAGGTAGCGCCGAGGACGCGTGCCATCTCCGCGGCGCGCTCGATCACCTCCGTCGCCGTCATTCGCGGACCGTTGACCTGTCCGAGTTGATCGACGAACAGCGCCTTGCGGATGCGCGATCGCAGCTGGTCGAGGACAAGTTCCGAAACATCGAAGCGGCCTGGCGTTTCCAGCGGCGTCAGACCGGCCGAGCCGACCGCCTTCGGGATGATCGTTCCGGGCACAAGGCGGATGGTCGCCGGATTGATGACGCCGTCGTCGTCCGCCTGCCAGATGCCGGTCACGGCGATGGTGGCGTTCTTCAACACCAGTTCGACCACCTTGTTGGCCGTCTTGATGTCGGGAAGCGCCTTCATGATCGGCGAACGTCCATAGGTCTCGCCCGGCGCTTTCAGCCATCGAAAGCTGATGAACGGCGACGACGCGAAACGTCCCTCAGCGGCGACGATCGGCGCGTCACCGCTGCGCCCTTGCTGTTCGATGACGGCAAGATAGGCGTAGCTGCCGCGGTCGGGGACAACACCCTCGATCACGCCGATCCGCTCGTCCGGATCGCGGCGCTGACCGAAACCGGCCCGTGCCTCGGCGGCAGGAAAGCGACTTTCGATTTGCGCCAGCGTCAGCTCGCTGCGGCGGAAGGTCGTATCCAGGCGACCGGACGGCCCCTCCTCGACAACGACCTGCGACAGCGGCACGGCAGTGAAACGAAAGGCCGATGCCTCACCGGGCGCCGCCTCCTCGAACATCAGACAGGCGGAACCCGCCGTCACCAGGTCGAGGTAACACTGATGCATTTCGACGGCGAAGTTCGAGCGATCGAAGTTCGCCTGCATGACGACGCTGGCCCGTTCGAGCTCGATGCCGAGCTGCCAACGTTCGTCGGCCGCAACGTCGGGACCGCAGGTAAAACCGAACCACCGGGCCCATGGTGGCGTCAGTTGCGCCATCAGACTGGCCGCAAGTTGATCGACGGCGTCCGGAGCCGTGCCGTCGAACAACCGGTCGGTCCGGCGAATGTCAACGCCAGCCGACCGAACTGCCGTGTCACGCGTCGGCAGGGCAAAATCGTAACACTCCTGCCAAAGGCTCTCCCAGCTTGAGCGCCGCTGCTTGGCCCGTTGGTATCGATTGACCAGCTCGGAAGGCGTCAAGGCGGTCATGCCTACTCTCCCAGCAGCGACTTGCGTTGTGCCGCCCAGTCGGACAGGACAAGGAGGCCGCGCGGCGACGTGGCGATGGTGCCTGCCCGGCCTCGCCGTTGCCGGGCCAACGCTTCGAGCCGACGGCGGCGATCAAGTTCGTCCTCGTCGACCTGCACCGATTTCGGAGACGGCACCTGCTGCCGCGGCGATGGTGCGCTGATGAAACCGCCCATGGCGCATGTCCTCGTTGTCATTCGGGGAAAGAAGGTGTGCCGTCGAGATATCGAGCAGGCACACGGGAGGCGTTCGCAGAAAGGACCATATTCCTTTTCTAGGATCGTGTCAAGCCCGTCGTACCGGCATGACGACCGAGATGGCGATAGAGTTGCCAGGGGGTGAGCACCCAAGGCGCGTGCAGTCCCAGCACGCGCTTGACCGCCTCGACGCAGGTATACGGCCGGACCGGCGCCGGCCGGTGCGGCGGCACGCGCTGCCTGGTGGCGATGACGGTGAGTCCCAGCCGACGGTACCAGGAGACCAGTTGCTCCGCTTCAACGCCGCGAAGCACCGTCAGGATGCTATGGCTTGACAGCGGATCGTAGATAATCCAGTCGCCGGCCTGCGCGATCGCCACGAAGCAGTGGCGAAACCCGTGCTTCAGCCACCGCAGCTTTGCCAGCCGGGTTTCATGCGCAAATACGACGATGGCGGCGGCCAGATTGTCACAGTCGGGCGAGGTGACGGCGGCAGTCGGTGCCGCACCGTCAACGGGGGCCTTCAAAGCACGATCCCCTTGTCGCGAAATACGGTGGCGAGCCGGTCAAACGCCTCGCTCCACAGCCGCGCGGCCGCGCTCTCCTCGGGACAACGCGCATCCGGCGGCCTGCCGGCAAGACCAAAGCGTCCAAGCACACCAAGGTGCAGTTTTCGCAGTGTCCCCTGGCGCGAAAGGCCGACAACGATCCGGTAGACGTCGTCTGGATCGCAGGGGCGCCGCACATCCGAGACCGCTTCGGCGAAGCGCGCTCCCTCGCGGCGCACCGTTTGGCAGCGCACGAACCAGAACCATGCTTCCTCGGGCGTGGCGAAGGGCAGACAGGGCAGATCGTAGTGCACTTTCGGCACGAAGCGTCGCTGGCTCACTGGCACCGCATTCCTAGGCCGTAATATGTATATTTTCCTATATAAGACTATATGGTCCTTTGTCAAGCGTTCGTTCCGCAAACGTTCCTACTGACCTTCGCTGTCACTTGTGTGACAATGTTCCCATGTTGAGGCATTCGGACATCTGGCGTGCAATCGACGTTCTCGCTCGCGAGCACGCCCTGTCGCCATCGGGACTTGCCCGCCGTGCAGGCCTCGATCCGACAACGTTCAACAAGAGCAAGCGGGTTACGCGCGAAGGCCGGCTGCGCTGGCCGAGCACCGAGAGCATTGCCAAGATTCTGGAGGCAACGGGAGCCGGTCTCGGTGAGTTTCTTTCCTATGTCGGCGAAGGCACGAGCGCCGCGATCTACCAGAACATCCCGGTCATCGGCTTCGCTCAGGCCGGCGCCAGCGGGTTCTTCGACGATGCCGGCTACCCGACCGGAGGGGGCTGGGACGAGGTGCAGTTTCCCGACATCGGCGACCCGCACGCCTACGCGCTCGAGATCAGCGGCGAAAGCATGGAGCCGGTTTATCGCGACGGCGACGTCATCATCGTCGCGCCCGCCTCACCATTGCGGCGCGGCGACCGGGTCGTGGCGAAAACGCGCGACGGCGAAGTGATGGCGAAGGTGCTGCGCCGGCGCACCGCGCATAAATACGAGTTGAAATCGCTGAACCCGGCGCACGCCGACCGGGTCCTGGGCGACGACGAGATCGAATGGATTGCCCGCATCGTCTGGGCTAGCCAGTAGCCGCCCGATGCACCTGCGCGTTCGGCGCGAACGAACGCGGCCTAGAGCATGCCGAGAACCAGTTTCGCGTC